CCTTCGTTTTTAAAATGCCTCGGAAAAAGTCGACGGAGGGGCTTAACCATGTATCACATAAGTACACTTAAGTAAGAACAAGTGTAACACATATAAGATGACGGCATATTATAGAAGAAACTCGACATGTTTCACGATGTACACTTGTAACACCGATGTGGACACTAGTGCAAAAACTGCTGATGCGAGATGGGTGCAAAGAGTGATCCAGCATGGCAAGATATGATACGGCGACGGCAGAAAAATGAGCGTAATGGAACGAATTACAGCACTGGAGCAGACCTGGCAGTGATGACGCGCCGGCTAAAGCGCTTCGGGACCAAAAGGTCGCAGGTTCGAATCCTGTCACCTCGACCACGTAATCTGTGAGATGTGAAGTGCATCCCACAGATTTTTTTGTGCAGAAGTGACGGAAAACGGGCTAGGCGGGGTCTGGATGGGTAGCAGGATGGGTGCAGATGGGTGCAGAAGGGTGTGAAAAGGCGCGGCCGCTGGTGAGCGGACCGCGCGATGGGTAGCAGTTTGGGTTTGTTTGGGATCAGGTGTCGGCAGGATCCGGAAGGGCGTGGGCGCGGTCGAGGAGGCGCTGCATGGCATCTGCGGATTCCTGATCGCGGCGGCGGACGGCGTGGGCGTAGATCCGGAGGGTCGTGTCGGCGCTGGCGTGGCCCAGGCGGGTGGCGACGGCCACGGCGTCGATGTTCGAGGCGAACAGGATCGTGGCGTGGGAGTGCCTGAGATCGTGGAAGCGGACGCCGTGGAAGCCGTTGGCGTCGGCGAATTTGCGCCACTGCTTCGAGGGGGTGTCCTTATGGAGGGGCCGGCCGTCCCAGGCGCAGACGATCAGGCCGTTCTCGTGGAAGCGATCGCCGAGGACGCGCTGGGCGTCGAGATGGTACTGGCGCGTCTCCTCGAGCAGGGCCATCATGCCCGGCGGCAGTGAGATCGAGCGGTGGCCGGCTTCGGTCTTCGTGTCGCCGTAGAAGGCGCCGGTCTCCGGCGTCTGATGCAGGGCGCGGGTGATGTCGATCGCGCAGTTCTGCCAGTCGATGTCCTGAAGCCGCAGCGCGCCTACCTCGCCCAGGCGCAGGCCGCACAGCAGCGCCAGCAGCACGGCGGCGCGGAAGGGCATCGACTCCTCGAGCGCCAGGCAGCGGAGCAGCTGCACGGCCTCGTCGTCATCCAGCACGCGCAGCTCGGCCTTCCGGACCTTCGGCCGGTCGACCTTGTCCATCGGGTTGCGGGCGATGTACTCCCACTGCACGGCCTTTTTGAGCATGTTGTCCAGCGTGTCGTAGTAATGGCGCACGGTGCGCGCCGACAGCTGCTTCGGTCGCGGGGCCGGCCGGTCACGGTCGGAGACGCGCACGCGCTGGTCCGCGGGCTTCGCGGTGGTGCGCGCGGTGTCGGACTTGATGGAGTTGATGAAGCGCGTGAGGATCACCGGGTTCAGCTGCTGCAGCTTCAGCTCGCCCAGGGCCGGGAGGATGCGCGTGTCCAGGAAGGACCGGTAGGTCTTCACGGTGTCCGGCGCGCAGCTGGGCCGGACGTGGTCGCGCATCCAGATCTCCGAGAACTCCGCGATGGTGACCGGGCTGTCCTTCACGACGAGGCCGTCGGCGTACTCGACGCGCAGCCTGGCTTCCTCCAGCTCGGCGCGCTCGCGCTGCTCGGCCTCCGACAGCTCCGCGGGGAACGTGACCGTCCGGCGGATCCACTTCCGCCCCTCGCTGGTCGGCGTCTGGAAGCCGACGCGCCAGCTGTTTGGGCCGCGTCTCTCGATCATGTGCGCCTCCTGAAAATATATGTGGGGGTGTATACTGTAAAAATCGGTGTTACCGTGTTACACGAAAAATCCCTACTGATATAAATCGGCGAAAAATGCAGTGTAACAGAGGTGTTGCGGATGGTGTTGCGGTGATACTTTTTAGGTGATACAGGCTCAAAACTCACCTGCCGTGCTCTGATCGCGATGGGATTTGACGCCGGTGTGCTGCTCAAATATCGGCTTATACGTCAGGAATGCTTTACTGTCGAAGAAGGTGATGCTGATGAACGTCCTGTCTCCGACCGTCGACTTACACCAGGCTTCGAATTTGATGTTGTTGATGGTGGTGAAGATGTTGATCTCCGTCTCCGGCTGCGTATAATCCCATGCCGCCAGCAGCGCGTCAGGCGCATAGTCGACGCTGGAGGAGCTGTCGATCGCGATGATCTCATGCGTCGAGTCCTCCGATTCTGTGCGCCATACTGAGCTGCCGAGGCTGTACATTTCACACCGGCCCTCGTCAGTCGGGCCATATTTGCGGGTCAGGCCGTCGAGGATCTTCATCATGCCTTCCTGCCTGGCTTCCCATGAACCATAGATATCAAAACCCAGATTAATACATGCGGGGTTGTCTGAATATCTGAAATGATATGGATAGCCGTACAGAAGAAAGTCGCCGTCGTTTGTGGAGTTCAATGACGAATATGCTGGAAGAGATTTGCTCTTCTTATGGTATTCATAATCGCAAACGATCCCCTGTTCCTCCTCGACGATCTGCTTGACGGTCATCGGATGCGATGACAGCGGGATGTCCCACAGCAGGTGGATGGCGTCGGCTTCCTCAGCTGAAGCAGCTCCCAGCACGATGAATATTGTGAGCAAGAACACAGAAATAAAACGCTTCTTCATGTTGAAACACCTCCGATATGGTATAATACAGCTGTCGCGCGAACAACATGGCGGGGGTGCCCTGGCCGGGAAGAGGAATTAAAGTGTCGAAGAACCTGAGAGACGAAGTTATTCAGCGGATCCACCATCTTGACCGTCTGCAGCTGCTTCAGCTGCTGCGATTTCTCGACCAGCTTCAAGACCATCCAGAAAGTCCAGGACCCGGGTCAGTGCAGGATCCGGGAGAGATTGAACGCGCTCGATAGCCTTATTTCTGAGCCCGTCGCATTCTGCGGCGGGTTCGTTCTGTTCTTTACCCAGCAGATAGTCGACGGACACGTCATAAAAGTCGGCCAGCTTCATCAGCGTGACATGGTCGGCTTCGCGGCGTTCGCCCTCATAGTTTGCATATGTGCTCCGATTCAGGCCGATCGCGTCGGCGACTGCCTGTTGTTTGAGCTTTTTCTCTTTTCTCAATTCACGCAAGCGATTCATAAAATCACTCCCATAGTCTTATTATAGTGTTTCGTTACGAAACATTCAACAGATTATTTTGAATGTGTCAATTAGAAACATTTTCATATTTTAGTCATTGACTTTGTGCCATTTTGAAACTATAATTGATTCACTACGACACAGGAGATGAGAAAATGGATTTGAAAAAGATGCGGGAAGCGAAACAACTGACACAGACGCAGGTTGCGGAGGCCGTCGGCATCGCCAGAGAATCCTACACGAATATCGAGAACGGCGTGCGCCGTCCTTCTGTAAAGGTCGCCATGCGCCTGGGTGATGTCCTCGATTTCAAATGGGCGCTTCTGTTTGAGGACGATGAGCAAAGCCGGTGTTGTCCGTGAGGATCCGCACGCTGAACGAGGCCGCGGAGCTGCTGGGCACGACGCGGCACCGGCTCAGGCGCGGCATCGACGCGGGGCGCTATCCGTCGCTTCGGTGGCAGAACCGGCTGCTGGTGGACGTGGACGCGGTCGGGCCGATCGTGGCCGCGGAGGACCGGGAGGCGGAGGCGCTCGTGGGCATCGGCGAGATGAGCAGGCGCACGGGACTGCCGGCGACGACGCTGCGCAGGATGTGCAAGGAAGGGCTGCTGCCCTACCAGCAGGACCGGCAGCGGCGATACAGGTTCAGGCCGTCGGACGTGATGGCGGCGCTTCAGGACATGATGCGATGAGGAGATAGACATGGCTGTCAGAGGTCTGACGATCCACGACATACTGAACCAGCTGGGGTGCAGGCATCGTCCGGATCGCGATGGGAACTACAAGTGCCGATGTCCGGCGCACGACGACAAGCAGGAGAGCCTGTCCGTCCGCGAGGGCGACAAGGGCATCGTGCTCAAGTGCTTCGCCGGCTGCCAGCTGGACGCCATCTGCGCGCGGCTGGGCATGAAGCCCGCCGAGCTTTTCTGGGAGGACGGCGACCGGAAGCCCAGGGCGCAGAAGCCGTCCAGGCCGAAGGCGCCGCCGAAGCAGTATGACAGCTACGAGGCGGCCTACGGCAGGCTCGGCAAGCTGCAGAAGATCTATCCGTACACCACGGAGGACGGGCGGCTGGTGTTCGAGGTCGCGCGGATCATGACCGAGACCGGGAAGACCTTCCGGCAGCACCGGCCCGCGGATCCCTCGAAGGGCAAGTTCCCGATCATCTGCTCGGTGCCCGGCGACATCTCGGCCGGTCTGATCTACCACCTGCCGCTGGTGGCGGCGGCGATCCGCGACGGCAAGCCCGTCTACGTGGTCGAGGGAGAGAAGGACGTCGAGACGCTGGAGGCCAACGGGCTGACGGCGACGACCTGCCCGGGCGGTGCGAAGAACTGGCGGCGCGCGCACAGCGAGCACCTGAAGGGCGCGGACGTCATCGTGGTGCCGGACAACGACCCGTCAGGCCGGGAGCACGAGCAGCTGGTCGTGGCGGGCTGCCAGGGCATTGCGAAGTCGGTGCGGGTGGTCCACCTGGTCGACGGCTATCCGGAGCTTCCGGAGAAGGGCGACATCACCGACCTCGTCGGGATCGTGGGCGCACAGAAGGCGCTGGAGATCCTGCACGCGCTGGAGGCGAAGCCGGTCGAGGATCCGTACCAGATGGCGATACAGGCCTATGCCAACATCGGCGGCTACTGCGTGGCGAACGGCTGCACGTGTCAGCTGGTCGAGGGCTCGCCCAAGGTGCTGGGCACCTTCGTGGCGCTGCCGGTGAAGGAGATCACGCGCGACGACGGCATCACAGAGACGAAGCAGCTTCAGATCATGGGCTGGGCGCCCAGCGGCGCGCCGCTCAAGACGATCTATGTGGACATCGCGAAGTTCAAGTCGGTCGACTGGGCCATGGAGAGCTGGGGACTGGTGGCGAACATCATGCCGGGGTCGACCGTGCGTGACAAGCTCCGGTCGGCGATCGCGGCCGCGGGCGTGCAGGTGGCGCAGCACGAGGTGATCTACCAGCACACCGGCTGGCGCAGGATCGGCGGCAGGTGGGCGTACCTGTACCAGGGCGGGTGCATCGGCGCGGACGCCGTGACGGTGGACATGGGCCCGGGGCTCGAGCACTACACGCTGGACGAGGTGCCCGAGGGCGTCGCGCTCGAGGAGGCCGCGCTGACCAGCCTGTCGATGAGCATGATCATGGACGAGCGGCTGTCGGTGCCGATGCTGGGCGTCACCTACCTGGCGCCGCTTCGGGAGTTTCTCATACAGGCCGGGGCGCCGCCCTCGTTCGCGGTGGTGCTGAAGGGCTCGACGGGCACGCGCAAGTCGACCGCCGCTGCCCTGTTCCTGAGCCACTTCGGCAGCTTCACCAGCACGAGCCTGCCGGCGAGCTTCGCCGACACGAAGAACTACGTCAGGACGAAGGCCTTCTACCTGAAGGACAGTCCGATCGTGGTGGACGACTACTACCCGGCGACGTCGCGGGACGAGAAGCGGCAGATGCAGGGCATTGCCCAAACGCTGAGCCGCGCCTTCGGCGACAACCGCGAGCGCGGCCGCCTGGCCTCCGACCTGAGCATGCAGCGCGCTCAGCCGCCCAGGTCGCTGGGCATCATCACCGGCGAGCTGGTGCCGGACATCGGCGAGTCGGGCGTGGGGAGGTTTTACGTGGTGGATGTTGAGAAGGAGTACGTGCCCGCGGGTCAGGCGCTGACGGATCTGCAGATCCGCGCCAGGGACGGCGAGCTTCGCAAGGCCATGCGCGGCTACATCGAATGGCTGCTGCCGCAGGCCGAGCAGCTGGGCAAGCGGCTCGGCGACATGTTCTACCGCTACCGGACGCGCGCCGAGGCGATGCTGCAGGGCGCCGGGGCGCACTCGAGGACGCCCGAGCAGGTCACGCACATCATGATCGGGCTGAGCATGATGCTCGACTACCTGAGCAGCCTGGGGCTGGAGTTCCCGGACGGCAAGGAGGGCCAGCTGGAGCACTACTGGGACGTGGTGACCGGGAACAGCCTCAGGCAGGCGGAGCAAAGCCGCGAGGACCAGCCGGTCCAGATGTTCCTGTCGGCGATCACCGAGCTGCTGGCCAGCGGCGCGGCCATGTGCATGGACATCACGCCCGAGGGCAAGAACGGGGCGCTCCGGAACATGATCGGCTACGTGGACCAGAAGAATTACTATCTCATGGGCGCCACGGCCTACGGCATGGCGGTCAAGTTCTATGCCGACCAGGAGCGCGTGCTGCCCGGCAACCAGAAGGAGCTGTTTCGGCAGCTCAGGCACCAGGGGATTGTTCAGCAGGTGGGCGGCGACGGCAAGACCACGCGCCTCAAGCGCACGCCGGACGGCAAGAACCAGCGGCTTCTGTGGATCCCGCGCTGGGTGATCGACGGCACGCGGCCGCCGGAGCCCGAGGCGCACCAGGATAAAATGGACTTCACCGAGGTCCCGGGCGACGACGTGCCCGACAGCTTCAAGAAGGGGGACTGATCCGCATGGCGGTCAACATCAACACACTCAAGGCGGTGGAGCACGAGACGAGTCGGGAATACATGCTCAGGCAGCTATCGGAGGAGTGCGCGGAGCTCACGCAGGCGTCGCTCAAGCTGATCCGGGCATGGAACGGTGAGACGCCGAACACCGAGCAGCAGGCCATGCGCCACTTCGTCGAGGAGCTGGCGGACGTGCTGGTGATGACGGAGTGGGCCTACTGGTGCTTCCTGGACGTCGCCGGCGAGAACAGGTGCGACACCATCCAGCAGGCGAAGGTCGACCGGATGGCGCAGCGGATGCTGGGAGGTGGCGGCCGGTGAGGAAGCGCGTCGAGAAGCCGAAGGACGGCCTGCGGGCCGTGTGCCCGCGGTTCAAGGCCAGATCGAGCCACCTGGGGGTGCACGTGATCGAGTGCGGCGACACCAGCTACCCGTTTTTCAAGGTGGAGCCGCGGGACAGGTACTACAGGAACTGGTGCTGCGACAGGATCGCGTGCCACTTCTGCAAGCTCAATAACGACCAGTGACAAGGCAGACGGACGGATGAAGGAAGGAGACATTGAGATGCGTACGAGGCTGGATGCGATGACGACGGGGACGCTACAGGACATCGAGTACAGGATCCACCTGCACCTGCAGGCGGCCTACACGAACGTGCTGGAGGTCGGGCGGTGCCTGATCGAGGCGAAGCAGTCGGGGCTGGTGCCCTACGGCGAGTGGGAGGCGTGGGTCAGGAAGAACGCCCAGATGAGCGAGCGCGCCGCGCAGCGGCTCATGCAGGCGGCGCGGGAGGTGAAGCCGGGCACGGTGCTCTCGGAGCTGCCGATCAGTCAGATCCAGGAGATACTGGCGCTGCCCGAGCCGCAGCGGGAGGCCATGGCCGAGCGGGCAAAGGACGAGGACATGACCGTGAAGGAGCTTCGGGAGGCGATCGCCCGGGAGCGGAAGCGCTCCGACCAGATGATCAAGAAGTACAACGACACGAACGCCCGGCTGCGGACGGTGGAGCAGGAGCACGAGAAGGACGTGCAGGCGATGAGGCTCCAGCTGGACGAGGCCCGGCGCGCGCCGAAGGGGATGAGCCCGGAGGCCCGGCGCGAGATCGACCGGCTGCAGGCGGAGCTCGAGGAGGCCGAGGCGCAGGCGGCGCGGCAGGCCGAGCTTCGGCAGCAGGCCCAGCAGGCGCTCATCGAGCAGCAGAGCAGGCAGGCCCGCGGGGATCTCCAGCGGGAGGACCTGACGGCGGACTCGGTGGTGGTGGCGGTCAGGACCTTCGTGGGCACGGTGGGGTATCTTCCGCACTCCACGCAGGTCATGCAGCTGAGCCCGGCGGACCGGCAGCTGGTCATGTCCCACGTGGCGATGATCCGGAAGTGGGCAGACGGCATGGCCGACGCGCTGAAGGGGGACAACATCGTGGTGATCGAGGAGGCGACGGTATGAGCAGCACAGAGCGGGATCCCTGGCCGTGCGAGCCGGTGGACGTGTCGGAGCTTCGGAAGCTGAGCGGGATGCTCACTGACGCCGGGGTGCCGCACGAGTGGCACGACCTGCCTGAGATGGGCGGCGCCATGCTCAAGATCCCGGGCATGGAGGCGTGGCTGGACTATGAGGCGCCCGCCATCTCCGTGATACAGTACGCGCACAGCTACGGCGGCGATGAGGGGCTCGTGGAGGTGTGGCGCCGGCCGAAGGACAGCGAGCCGGTCGGCTGGCTGACGGCCAGGGAGGCCTTCAAGCGCATCAAGGAGGTGTGGATCGATGGAATACGGTGATCGGCTGGTGCTGGAGCACGCCGCGGGCTACGGGGTGAAGCCCGGCAGCTCGAGGTACTGGACGGCGGCGACGAAGGGCGCGCTGATGGAGCGGCTCGGGCAGTACGAGGACACCGGGATGTCGCCCGCGGAGGTCCGGGAGATGAAGCACATCGTGGACACGATCGACCAGGTGATGGTGCTGGGCCCGCGGGTGCTGTCGCGGGAGGCCTTCGAAGCCATGGAGGTCGGCCTGGGCTGGCAGGAGAACTGGATCGAGCACGTCAACCACCCGGACAGCTTCTTCCTGGAGCGGTGCGCGTGGGCGGGGGAGAACATGGCCTACGACGAGTCGGGCCACTGGTCGAAGGCATCATGCCTTCAGCAGTACAACCAGCGGTACGGGGTCAGGATCTGGGTCGGGGTGCATCCCCCGACGGACGAGGAAAGGGAGGCGGAACCGTGGAGCTTGAAAGAGTGATCAAGGGGCTGGAACTCTGCAATGAGGATATCACCGGGGAAGAATGCGGGCCTTGTCCATACTATCCACTACAGGCCAGCGACAAGTGCATTTTTGCGCTGCACGCTGACGCCGCTGCCCTGCTGAAAGCGCAGGAGCCGGTGATGGTTGAAGAAAGGGCAGACACCAACACAATAAATTGTCCGAAGTGCGGACAACAGTTTGCAAGGGTTGGACGCGATAAGAGTATTTATTTGGACGCAGACGAAGAACCAAATTATTGCCCGAAGTGCGGACAGGCGGTGAAGTGGGATGACTGACAGGGAAAAGGCTGTCGTCATGGCCTACACTGGCGTGTCTATGCTGGCGGGTGACAAGCTGTGTCTCTTTTATCGATACGTTCAGGACAAGCTCGGGTTCTGTGTCATGACGCATGAGTTGGCATACCCGGAAGTGCAGGACGCCATTAAGGAAGCGTCGCGTAATGATTTCATCGAGCTGTGCAAGTCGAGCGATGAGCCGCGCGTGATGACGCTGGAGGAAGTCAAGGCATTGCCGAGCGAAACGGACGTCTGGCTGGATGAATTTTGCAGTATCGTCGTGGCGGCAACAATATCGTGCACCTTGTATGGCAACGCATACTTTTACGGCATAGAACACAGCGATTATGGTGTGGACTATAAGCTCATTGACTATGGCAAAGAATGGCGCTGCTGGACGGCCAGACCGACATACAAACAGAGGGAGGCGGAACCGTGGGGATGAGCTTTGGCGGAGGACGTTTATTCATCGAGGGCGTGAATGGCTTTACAGAGCTGATGGAGATCGAATATCCCGAGCTGACGACTTCGATACCATCGGATGAGCCAGACAATATGCCGCGTTTCATATGCCCAACGGATTACAGTATCGATATTGACCTGAAGAAGGGAATGAAACGTCGCGTTTTGCGCGTGATTTTGGGCTTCAATCCGAACGCGCCTATGAGATTACGGCAGGTTCGCAGAGCGATTCAGCTATGCCGGCCCAAAGAGAAATGGAGGCGGAACCGTGGAGCTTGACAAGGTGATCAAGGGGCTGGAGTGCTGCATCCAGCGGCACCCGGACGATGTGCTCAGGTGCACCGAGTGCCCGTACAAGGATCCGACGGGCTACTGCCTGAACGTGCTGAAGACCGACGCGCTGTCGATGATGTACGAGATGCGCAAGCAGAGGGAGGCGGACAGAGATGGCTGAGATGATCCCCTTCTCCCCGGCGCCGATGACGCTGGAGGACGCCCGGGCGGAGCTCCGGGCGATGGCGGACGCCATGCAGACGATGGCGGCGATGCTCAGGGCGACCAACGAGAACATGGAGGCGCTGCGCAGGCAGGTGACGCTTCTGGAGAAGGTCACGCCCGCCCAGGCGACGCAGCTGAACCGGGCGATCCGCTCTCGCGCGCAGGCGCTGTGCGGGGACTACCGGCTGCCGGAGGCCGGTGAGCGCGCGGTGGCGGCGGAGATCCGCAAGGCGCTCAGGCTCCAGTTCGGCGCGCGGACCGTGAAGGACCTGCCCCGGTGCGAGCACGAGACGGCGATGCAGCTTGTCGGCATGTGGGACGACTACAAGGTGATGACGGGGATGCGGAGGAAGCTCAAATGATCATGAAGCCGCTGAACGGACGGGAGCTACGGGAGATAGAGTTCATGCTGGCGCTGGACGCCAGGGTCGCCGAGGGCGGCGACTGCCTGAAGACGAGGCTCAAGGGCATCAAAAACGGCTGGCGCGACTACCGCCTGATGGCGGTGCTCACGCGCAAGGTGCTGGCGGGGATCTACGACACGCTGCCGAACAAGACGCTCCAGCACCTGGACAAGATGCGCAAGGACGGCGAGGCGCTCATACGCTTCAAGCCCGCGTCCCGGGCGCCCGAGTGGGCGGTCATACGGGACGACGAGCTGAAGACGCTCATCAACCTCGCTATGGCGTCCGAGTGCGCGCTGTGCATGAAGGAGGGCAAGCAGATCGACCGCTGCCGGCTTCGGCGGACGCTCATGGACATCTGCCCGCCGACGGACGACACGGACATCGGCTGCGGCTTTCGTGAGGCCGCGGCCCAGCTGGACTACGTGGAGTACGTGAAATAGGAGGGAACCACATTGAACAGGGTGATACTGATCGGCAACCTGGCGACCGACCCGGAGGCGCACACCACCGAGAGCGGCATCAGCCGCTCGACCTTCCGGATCGCGGTGCAGCGGCCCTACGCCGGCAAGGACGGCAAGCGGGAGGCGGACTTTCTGACCGTGGTGGCCTGGCGTCAGACGGCGGACTTCTGCAACAAGTACCTGCACAAGGGCCGCAAGGCCGCGATCGAGGGCAGCATCCAGGTCAGGTCCTACACGAACCAGGACGGGGACAAGCGCTGGGTCACGGAGATCATCGCCGACCGCGTGGAGGGGCTGGGCTCGAGGCGCGACGACGGCGACGAGGGCCCGACGCCGCCGCCCGGTCCGGAGGACTTCCAGGAGGTCGACGACGAGGAGCTGCCGTTTTAGGGAGGTGTGAGGGATGACCGCGATGGACGTATTTTTGAGCTACCAGCGGCGCGGAAGGAGGATCGCGTCGCTCAGCGAGAAGATCCGCAGGCGCGAGGCCGTGGCGACGGGTGCGACGTCGCGGCCGTCCCCTGCAGGCGGGCGGACCTCCACCGATGAGAGCATGCGGCTTCTGGACTACGTGGGCAGCGTGGAGGCGCTGCGCCAGGAGCTCACGAAGCAGTCACAGGCCATGGAGGAGGACAAGGTGTGCGCGGCGTACCTTACGGAGCTGCTGCCCGGGCCGCTGGGCGGCGTGATGATGCGCGCGCACATCGAGGGCATGGCATTAAAGGACATCGCTCGGGAGATGGGTTTCTCCGTCTCCTATGTAAAGCGGCTCAAGCGCACGGCGGAGGAGACCTGCGAGAAGATCGCGATCCTGTCGTGGGACCGCCGGCACGTGCCCGCGGTGTCGCTGCCCAGGGACATGCCGACGCCCACGCAGTAAACGGGGACAAAAGCGTCGACGTCGGCGCTTTTCGCCCCGCTCTGACGGACGCTCAAAGGAGGGTATGGGCGTGCTGGGAGACAAGAACAAGCCCCGGCCGGTGTATAATCCGGTGGCGTACACGGCTGCGGAGGGCTTCATGCGGCATCTGCGCAAAAGCCTCAAGTGGATCAGCCGGGAGGACTTTTCGAGGATAAGGCACCGGGCGCTCGGCGGGGACATCGACGGCGCGTCGATGGAGCTGTGCAGGCTGCTCGACGAAATCGACGCGCCAGAAATATCACCATACAGACAGATCAATCACCACCCCGACAGATAAAGTGGGGCAACCCGCGATTTTGGATACCCGATAATACTTGATAATACCTCCCAAAGTGTGATATGGTAAGCTCGCAAGGCAGCGGGCCGGGAGGTCCGGACAGCTCAGAAGCGTCGACGTCGACGCTTTTGAGCTTTTTATTTGCCCTGGAGGTGATGGCGGTGTACTTCGGCAAGCAGACCGACCCGTTCTACAAGTCGGTCGCGTGGCGCAGGCTGCGCGCCCGGGTGCTGGAGCGGGACCATCACCAGTGCATCGACTGCCTGGCGCTGAAGAACGCCGGCGTCCGGATCCGCGTGAACCGGGCGACGGTGGTGCACCACATCGAGCCGCGGGAGCTGCGGCCCGACCTCGCCATGGATGAGAACAACCTCATCTCACTGTGCGAGGCGTGCCACAACAAGCGGCACCCGGAGAAGGGCGGGCATCCGGGCAGCGCAAAGCAGGGTCCGCCCAGGGGCGTGAGGATCATAAAAGTGTGAGGGGATGCAGATGGATGGCAGGACATACTTCCCGGACGACCAGCTGGCGGCTGAGCGCTTCGACGCGCTGGCCCGCGAGCTGACATCGGAGGAGCTGGCGCCGCAGCAGGCGATACTGATCGCCGACCTGGTCAGGAACGAGCAGCTCAAGGACAGGCTGATGGCCGACATCGCGGAGCGCGGCGTCGAGGTCCGGTACTACAACGGCCGGAACACCTTAAAGCGCGACAACAAGTCGATCACGGCGCTCAACAAGGTGCAGGACCAGTCCAGGCGGACGATGATGGCGCTCGGGCTGATCGCGCGCGAGCAGCCGAGGCCCGCCGACGACGACGGCGATGAAGACGACTTTAACGACTTCTGATGTCACCGCCATGGACCGCGTGCACGGCTACGCGCGCGGGGTGCTGGACGGTTCCATCATCGCCTGCCAGAAGGTCCGCATGGCCTGCCAGCGCTTCGTGAACGACTTAAAGCGCTCCGAGGAGGACCCGGACTGGCCGTGGATCTTCGACCCGGTGAAGGCGTCGCGGCCGATCGCCTTCATGGAGAAGTACCTGGTGCCCTCGAAGGGCGACTACGACCGCTTCGAGCTCATGCCCTGGCAGTGCTTCTGCGAGGCGAACCTGTACGGCTGGGTGAACCGGCAGACCGGGCTTCGGCGGTTCACCGAGGGCCTGATTGCCGTCGGCCGCGGCAACGGCAAGACCACGCTGCTGTCCGGCAACGCCGCCTTCGGCGTGTCGAAGGACGACGAGCGCGGCGCGGACATCTTCCTGCTGGCCAACTCCAAGGAGCAGGCCGCGATCACCTTCAACGAGTGCTCGGCGCAGATAAGGTCCTCCAGGATCGCCTCCCACTTCAGGATATTGCGCTCCGCGATCTACTACGACCGCACGAACGGCAAGATCGAGCACCGCGCCTCCGACAGCCGCAAGCTGGACGGCCTGAACCCCCAGATGGCGATCTTCGACGAGATCCACCAGTACAGGGACTTCAAGCTCATAAACGTCATAAAGCGCGGCATGAACAAAAGGCGGCAGCCGCTGGCCATCTACATCACCACCATGGGCACCGTGCTGGACGGCCCGCTCATGCACTACTACCAGCTCTTCACCGACGCCATGATCCCCGGGAAGCTTCGCCCGGAGGTCGCGGACAGGATGTTCACGTTCATCTGCGAGCTGGACGAGAACGACGACCCCGAGGACTACACGCTCTGGGTCAAGGCGAACCCCTCGATCGGGAGCCTGCTGGACATCGACACCCTGAGGACCGACTGGGAGCGGTGCAAGCACGTGCCGCAGGAGCGCGCGGACTTCCTGTGCAAGCAGCTCAACCTGTTCGTAAACAGCGGCGAGGCCAAGTTCGTGGACTTCGAAGTCCTGAAGCGCAACGACGGCCAGCTCGACGAGGCCGGGCTCGTGGGCCGCGAGTGCTACGGCGGCTTCGACCTGTCGCTGACGGAGGACTTCACCGCCGCCGCGCTGGAGTTCCCGCTGGAGGACGGCCGGATCTTCTGGCTCGGGCACACGTGGATCCCGCAGAAGAAGGCCGAGCTCGACAACGAAAAGATTCCCTACTGGGAATGGGCCATGAAGGGGTATCTCACCATCGTGCCCGGCGACTACGTGAAGTACGAGCTGATCTTCGAATGGTTCCGGGAGGCCTCGAAGAAGTACGACATCCGCTCGATCGGCTACGACCCGGCCAACGCCATGCGGCTGGTGCAGTCGATGCAGTACGCCGGCATGCCGGTGAACCTGGTCAGGCAGGGCCCGCTCACGCTGAACGCGCCGATGAAGAACCTGAGGGAGCTCTTACTGGACGGCCGCGTGGTGTTCAACAACAACGAGCTATGCCGGTGGTATCTCGACAACGTGAAGATCCGCCAGGGCGTCCGGGACGCCGAGCACGAGAACTGGCTGCCCACGAAGGCAGGCCGGTACAACAAGATCGACGGCTTCGCGGCGCTGCTGGACGCGCACGCGGAGCAGATGCGGCTTAACCCGGTGGGCAGGCGCACGGACTGCGCCGGGGTGACGATTATTGACCTGTAAGGAGGACGAGCGCATGTCCATCTTTTCGCGCAGGAAGAAGAAGGAGACCAACAGCCGGGACCGTCCCCAGGGCGTGAGCCTTCAGCCATTGAATTTGTGGTCGGCGCTCACGAACGCGCGGGCGCGGCAGGACCTGTCCGGCTCCGAGGCCATCTACTCGGCGGTGTCGCGGATCGCCAACACGCTGGCGTGCATGCCGATCCACCTGTACAGGTCCTTCGACATCGCCATCGACGATCAGCGCGAGGCGCTGGTGTCCTGGGCGCCGAACCCGAACCTGACCCCGTATCAGTTCGTGCTGGCCGCGGAGGCCTGCCGGCTGACGATGGGCTCCGCGTACATCCTGATGGTGCCGGCGGACGACGGCTACAGCCTCGAGAAGCTGGACCTTCTGGACCCGCAGCGCGTTCAGACGCTCAAGAACCCCGAGACGCAGGAGGTCTGGTACACGATCATACTGGACGACGGCCGGCAGGTGACGGTGCACAACTCATACGTCATCGCGCTTCACCACATGTCCACGGACGGCGTGACCGGCATCTCCCCGATCGAGGTGCTGGGCGCAACGCTCAAGTACGACCGGCAGATCCAGTCCGTCTCGCTCGAGCAGCTGCAGGGCGTCGGCGACTCGATCATACTGACGTACCCGTCGAACATTTCGGCGGAGCAGCAGATGGCCCACGTCGAGCGCTTCAAGCAGGTGTACAACGCCTCCGGGCGCCACGTGGTCATCCTGGACGGCGGCGTCACCGCGGACACCATCAAGAACTCGGTGGTCGACCCGAAGGTGCTGGACGTCGACAACATCACCAAGCGCAAGGTCGCGGCGGTGTACAACCTGCCGCCCCGCATGCTGGGCGACGCCTCATCCTCCGGCTACTCCACGAGTGAACAGGACATCAACGAGTTTCTGAAACTGACCATGCTGCCGATCGTCCGGCAGTGGGAGGAAGTATTGCGCCGTAAGCTTTTAAGCCTGGACGAGATCCGGCAAGGCTACACCTTCCGCTTCGACATGGACGCCCTGAAGCGCGGCGACACCGCCGCCATGGCGGACAAGCACTCGAAGGCCATCCGCGGCGGCAAGATGACGCCGAACGAGGCCCGGAAGGAGGACGGACTTCCGCCGCTGCCGAACGGCGACGAGCTCATGGTGGCGCGCGACATGATCCCGCTGAGGATCTCCGTCGAGCACCCGGAGCTCTTACTGGCCGGCAAGCTGGCCGGAGACGACTCCGGCACCAACTAACCGTCACCGCCAACCGGCGTTGACATACCCGCGGGGGTGCGGCGTCATGCCGCGGCCGCATACCGGCCAGCCCGTTCTTCAGCATCCGCGGGCAGCCCCTGAAGCGGGGGTCGGGAATGCCATCTCCTGACCCGGCCGGGACCTGGCACGGCATGGTTAGTGACAGCCTCATTCACGTTTCATGGGAGCCATGCCTATACCGATATAAGGTCCCTTATTTTCCCAGAAGGGAGTGAAAGAAATGCACAAGTTCTGGAGTCTGGCCGCGGGCGAGGAGCGCACGGACCTGTATCTCCTGGACGAGATCGCCGAGCGCGAGTCGTGGTTCTCCGACGCCGTGACGCCGAAGGCCATGAAGCGCGATCTCGACTCGGCGCGCGGCACGCTGTACGTGTGGCTCGACAGCCCGGGCGGCGACGCCTTCGCCGGCGCGGCCATCCACGACATGCTGCGCGAATACTCCGCCAGCGGCCGCGGCAGGGTCGTGGCCATGGTGTCGCTCGCGGCATCGGCGGCGTCGATCATCGCCATGGCCGCCGACGAGATCCGGATAAGCCCGCTCGGCACCATCATGATCCACGAGCCCTGGAGCCAGCCCGCCGGCAAGGCCGCGGTGCTGCGCGCCGTGGCGGACGTGCTCGACACCGTGCGCGAGGCGCAGGTGGACACCTACGTCAAAAGGACCGGCCAGACGCGCGAGAAGATCCTCGAGCTGCTGGAGGGCCCGGACGGCAACGGCACCTACATGAACGCCAGGCAGTCGATTGAGCTCGGCTTCGCTGACGCGCTCATGTACGACACGGACATGGACGACGACGAGGACGAGGACGAGCCGGACGACCGCCGCGCCGCCTACCGGCAGGCGCTCGGCAAGGCCCGCATCGCCGCCTCGATCGACCGGGACGACTCGCGGCTTCGGGCCATGACGCTGCGCGCCATGCGCGATCAGCGCATCGACAGCACAGAGCTCAGGGCGAACGGGATCCAGGCGAGCAGCCTTCAGTTTTCCGAGATCGACGCCCGCGCCGTGCTTTCGGCCTTTTTGAAGTCCGTCGCCAACGAGGCCGACGCCGCGGGCTCCGCGCTGTCGGAGGCCATCGTGGCCGGCGTGCGATCGGGCATCCAGCGCTACGAGCAGCTGACGGCGCAGCCCGGCGACGGCGGCGGGGATCCGCCGCAACAGGATCAAGTGCTCCAGCGTCTGCTGAGCGCGATAAACGACACTGCATCCAAGGAGGGTGAGTAAAATGGCTATGACCATCGAACAGATCAGGGCCCAGCTCAAGGACGTGAACCGGGAGCTCACCGAGGCCCGCGACGCCGCCATCGCCCTGGCGGCGGACGCCAATGCCGACGCCCAGGCGCGCAGCGCGGCCACCGACCGCCTGAACGACCTGAAGGCCCGGCGCGACATCCTGCAGGACAGCCTCGACGACCTGACCGAGGCGCAGTCCCAGAACCTCAAGCAGCTCAAGGGCGAGCACGACCAGGTGATGATGGCCGCGAAGAAGTTCAAGAGCGCCGGCGACTTCTTCAGCTGCGTGGCGCGCGCGTCCGACAGCGTGAATCCCGTGGTCGACCCGCGCCTGGCGGAGTACATGTCCGTGCGCAGCGCCGCGTCCGGCCAGAACATCACGACCGACGCCGACGGCGGCTACCTGATCCCGCCGGACTATTCCGACGAGCTGGTGACGCACGTGAAGAGCGAGTCCGTGCTGCTGCCGAAGGTGCAGCACGTGCCGATCGCCGGCAACCGGCTGATCACCAACGAGCTGGACGAGGAGAGCCGCAAGGACACCCGCGCGGCCGACCAGAGCCAGGGCATCACCGCCATCAAGGGCCGCAACGGCGGCATCCTGAGCTACTGGAAGGGCGAGGCCGCTGAGTACGCCGCGAGCCAGATGAAGTTCACCCAGCAGACCACCGCGCTGGGCAAGCTGACCGGCCTGTGCTACGCGACCGACGAGATGCTGGAGGACCTGCCGGCCATGTCCGCGCTGATCAACGCCGCGTTCGCCGATGAGTTCGCCTTCAAGTGCGACGACGCGATCCTGAACGGCACCGGCAGCAACATGCCCGTGGGCGTCCTGAACAGCAACAACGGCTCCCTGGTGACCATCGCGAAGGAGAGCGGCCAGGCCGCGGCCTCCGTGGTGCTCAACAACCTGCTGAAGATGTTCAACGCCATGCCGGCGTCCCACCGCGCGAACGCGGAGTGGTACATCAACCAGGATCTGGAGATCCTGCTGTACGCGCTTCTGATGAACACCGGCAGCATCACCGTCGAGGGCACCGACACCACGAGCGCGAACTTCGGCGTGCCGATCTTCATGCCCGCCGGCGGACTGGCCGCGGCGCCGCATGGCACGCTGCTGGGCCGTCCGATCGTGCCGGTCGAGCAGTGCTCGGCGGTCGGCGCCAAGGGCGACATCCTGTTCGCCGACATGTCCCAGTACCGGTGGATCGACAAGGGCGGCATCAACGGCCAGACCTCCATCCACGTCCGCTTCCTCTACGACGAGACCGCCTTCAAGTTCACCTACCGCGCCGGCGGCCGGCCGATCTGGAAGAACGCCATCGAGGCGTACTCCGGCTCCACCAGCCGCAGCCCGTTCGTGACGCTGGCGGCCCGCGCCTGACCCTGAATTGTGGCGGCGGTGACCGCCGCCACATATCCACAATTTATCCACAAAGGAGGACACAAAAATGGCTGCTACCACCTTCAAGAAGATGGGCGTGCTGATCGGCTGCAAGGACCTCGTGTTCGCCGAGTGCACCGCCGATGACGCCAGCACGATCACCTACGGCGACATCCACCAGGCCCCCGGCGTCATCGAGGTGGCGTTGACGGCGCAGATCTCCGAGGATCAGCTGGGCGCCGACGACAACCCCTACTACGAGATCATGAACTCCAAGGACGGCTACGAGGTGTCCATCACCCAGGCCGCGCTCGGCTCCGACATGACCGCCTTCCTGCTGGGCAGCACCATCGACACCAACGGCGTCGAGATCGAGTCCAGCTCCGACAGCGCCAAGTACGTGGCGATGGGCTTCAAGACCGCGCGCTCCGACGGCAGCTATGATTACATCTGGCTGTACAAGGGCAAGTTCGCGCCGGGCGACGAGACCTTCCACACCAAGGAGCAGGGCACCGTCAACTGGCAGACGCCCGCGCTGACCGGCACCTTCGGCCCGCGCATCAAGGACGGCAAGATCAAGGCGCGCGTGAACAGCCAGGATCAGGCCGCGGCCTCGATCATCGCGAGCTTCTTCACCCAGGTTTACGAGACCTGATCTCTTGAGACCATGAGGCCCCGGACCCCCTGCCGGGGCCTCGCATGTATGGAGGTACTGACATGCCTGACATCGAGGGCTTCCGCGCCCACGCCGTCCTGGACGGCGACATCACCGACACGGAGCTGCAGGGCTACCTCGACGCGGCCATGGGCTACCTGGCGGCCTCCGAGGTCATCGCGCCCAGCACAACCGAGGCGGCGCAAAAGCCGCTTTTGTCGAAGCTCTACGACCTGGCCGTCTACCAGCTGGCGACGCACTACAAGGAGCGCCGCGGCATGGTCGGCGACGATCCCGCGCAGGACGCCTTCGGCGTCCAGGGGATCATCCATCAGCTGAAAGGCGTATTTACCGGGGAGGGATGACCGATGGCATTTGTCGACCCGGCTGAGCTCAGATACCGCATCGGCGTTCAGACGCCGACCCGGACGATCGATTCAAACGGGCACTACCGCCAAAGCGTCGAGACGGCCTACGCCCACGCGGGCATGCGCTCGTCGCGCGGCTCAGACCGCGAGGAGGACGGCGCGCTCAGGTCCATCGACACGGTGCAATTCATTGTGCGCTGGAGTTTCCGCCAGAATGTCACGCGCGACAGCGTGATCGTGCACCGGGGGAGGAAGTACAAGGTCGACTGGATGGACGAGGCGCCCTGGGCGGACAACTACGCGCGGATCCGCGCCGTCGCGTATGACGAAGGGGAGGTCTGACCGTGGGACATATCTCGATAAGGCTCGACCGCGGGGACATCCAGCAGCTGGCGCGCGACCTGGACGCCGTGGGCGAGCTGGAGGCAAAGGCGCTGCCGGCGCTGCAGGCCGGCGCGGCGATCATGCTGCCGGCCGCGATCGACGCAACGCCCGTCCGGTCCGGACGGCTTCAAGGCACCGTGAAGCAGAAGAAGCGCGGCTCCGGCGCGCGCGCGTCGATCGAGGTGGGCCCGATGGGCTCGGGCGTCTCGCACCTCGTGGAGGAGGGCCACGGCGGCCCGAAGCCCGCGCCGGAGCACCCGTTTCTGAAGCCCGCCGCCGACTCGGTGGAGGATCAGGTGCTCGACGCGATTGCGAATGTACTTTTGGAGGGAATTTAAGTGACCATCTATCAGCATATGGCCGAGGCGTTCCGCGTGGCCGACGTGCCGGGGTTTTTGCAGGCCTGGCGCAAAACGGATCAGTATCCCACGCTGCCGGACCTGTACGCCGTCTACAACCTTCAGACGGAGCGGCCTCTGATATGCGCGGACGACGCCGCCATCATCACCCGCTACGACGTCAGGGTGTGGGTGTACGGCGTCGAGGATGTGTCCGAGGCCGTGGCGGCGCTGTGCGACGCGCTGCAGCTGGAGGGCTTCACGCTGCCGCGCGCGCAGGACGCCTACGCGACTGTGAACGGGGAACACAGGTATATCAAGCAGATTGAGACCACATTCATAGACTATGGCGAATACGGGCCACAGGATGAATAAGGAGATGCGCACATGATCCAGATCACATTGAACATCCGCGGCATGAAGCCGCACACATACAAGGCAGACATCCGCATGCGCGAGAGCCTGGACGCCTACGGGCTGGCCGACCGCTGGGAGAAGGCCATCGCGTCGGGCGAATACCCGCGCGAGCTGGTGGAGGAGGCGCTCACGTTCATCTGCCGGTGCTTCCAGAACCAGTTCAGCGTGGACGAGCTGCTCGACGGCTACGAGGGCAACCCCTACGGCATGGTGCTTCAGTTTTTGAGCGCCGTCATACAGTTCAACCAGGAGCTTCTCACGGATTTCCCTCCGAAGGCGGCGACGACGACGGGCCCGGTCTGACGCCGCCTGAGTTCATCCGCTCGGTGTACGCCGCGATGCTCGACAACGGCATGGCCATGGCGGACATCGACCGGATGGAGTACGGGCTGTACATGCAGATCGTGAAGGAACGCGCGAAGCGCCGGCACGAGCGCGAGGCGCGGAAGCCCCGGATGGGACGGCCGGACGGCGACGGCGACCGGCGCGAGAAGCATGTGTACCTGCATCGTGGTTTTATCGATGAAATCATGTGAGGATGTGCGGAGATGACGGAAGCTTATAAATTGCGCTACGATCCGATGGCGGTGTCCGACTCGGCGATCTACTCAAAGCCGGTCGCGGAGATCTGCCTTCAATGCCCGTATTCGGGCTGCCTGAGTCCGGACAAGGGCTGCGAGCGGTACCAAACGCAGTACAGGGCGTTCAGGAATCCCAGGCGGCGCGGGTGGGCGCCGCTGATGAAGAAGGAAAGGTGACGACGGCATGTACGGTTTTACGTTTAACGGGGTCGACTCGATGACCTACGGCGTCGTGGTGGAGAATCCCCCGGAGATCCCCGTGGGGCAGCTTCGGTCCGAAACGCAGTCGATCATCGGCTCGTCGAAGGTGCTGCACTACACCGAGGGGCCGTATGTGCTGGAGCCGCTGACGGTGTCGCTCGACTGCGCGCTGGTCAGGCCTGGCGACCAGGCGATCCGCGACGTGTGCGCGTGGCTCATCGGCGGCGGCGACCTGATAACGCCCGCGCAGCCGGACCGGTCGCTGCGCGCGTGGGTGAAAAACCAGATCTCGCTGGAGTCGGTGATCCGGCAGCGGAAGGACAGGCGCTTCACGGTGGAGTTCGAGTGCGAGCCGTTCAGGTACCACTATCCCGCCGCGGCGGCGTTCGCGTTCAACACGCAGGGGCGGCTTCAGAATCCCGGCACGGCGCCCGCGGAGCCGCTCATACGCTTAAACGGCTCGGGGGACGTGTCGCTGCTGATCGACGGCACGAGCCTGCTGATCGACGGCGTGTCCTCGTATGTGATGATCGACTGCGAGACGCAGATGGTCTACAAGGGCAACAGCAACCTGGGCGCCAGCGTGACCAGGATCGGCGACTGGCCGGTGATCGCGCCGGGCGGGAGCCTCATAAACTGGACGGGGAACGTGACGGGATTGCAGATCACGCCGAGGTGGCGGGATTTGTGAGGGGGACGACCTCATCCGTCAGCGCTGCGCGCTGCCACCTTCCCCTAAAGGGGAAGGCAATAAGAAACGCGCCCGTTCTCCAAAGCCCTCCCCTTCAGGGGAGGGTGCCCCGCAGGGGCGGGAGAGGTCGTTCCCTGTTTCCTGTCGTTCTCCTACTCCCTACTCCCTAATCCCTACTCCCTACAACCGGAGGTGAAATTATGCCCGGCGAATCGGTGAAGGATCTCGTCGTAAGGATGTCGTTCGAGCACGGCGACACGCGGCAGCAGATCTCGGCGATCAAGAACGAGCTGCAGATGATGCAGGCGGGCTTCGCGGCATCGGCGGCGATGGCGGCGACGTTCTCCGGCGGCATGAACACCGCCGGCTCGGCCGTCGACCAGCTCAAGGCAAAGCTTCAGGCGCAGCAGCAGCTGGTGGACAAGTACGGCGAGGCGATCCAGCAGGCCAACGAGAAGCTCCAGCAGTCGATGGCCAAGCACCAGGAGCAGGCCGAGCGCGTGGAGCAGCTCAAGCAGAAGGAGCAGGAGCTCACGCAGCAGCAGCAGCAGCTGGTGGCCGCGATGGAGCAGGAGGCGGCCGCGAGCGGCACGAGCTCCGAGGCCTACCAGCAGATGGCGCAGCAGCTTTCCGAGGTGGAGCAGTCGCTCACCCAGACGCAGAGCGCCATCGAGCAGGAGGAGCGGGCGCTCTCGCGCTCCGGCTCCGCGATCAACCGGAACGCCCAGGCGGTCATGCGCCTCGAGACCGAGCGCAGCCGCGCCCAGACGGCCATGGCGCAGACGCAGCAGCAGCTTACACAGGAGGAGGCGCGGCTTCGCAGGAACGCCGAGGCCTGGGAGCACGCTGCGCAGTCCGCGCGGCGGTACGGCGAGCGCGCCACGTCCGCGGGCCAGTGGCAGCAGAGCGCCGGGCGCGAGCTCACGAAGGTGTCGGCGGGCATCGCCGGCATCGGCGTGGCGTCCGCGAAGGCCGCGATCGACTGGGAGTCCTCGTTCGCCGGCGTCCGGAAGACGGTAAACGGCACCGAGGAGGAGCTGAAGAATATCAACGACGCGCTCTTGGACATGGAGGTGCCCACGGACTTTTCGGAGCTCGCGGACATCGCCGCCAACGCCGGCCAGCTGGGCATCGCCACCGAGAACGTGGTGGGCTTCACGCGCACCATGGCCGATCTTGCGGAGACCACCGACCTCACGGCGGACGCCGCGGCGTCGAGCTTTGCGCAGTTTGCGAACATCACCAACATGCCGCAGCAGAACATCGACCGGCTCGGGTCGGTGACCGTCGAGCTGGGCAACAACCTGGCGACGACCGAGTCGAAGATCGTCGCCTTCGCGCAGGCGATCGGCGCGGCCGGCTCCCAGGTGGGCATGACGCAGGCCGAGATCTTCGGCATCGCGGGCGGGCTGTCGTCGCTGGGCCTCGAGGCCGGCGCGGGCGGCACCGCCTTTTCGAAGGCCATGGTCAACATGAAGGTGGCCGTCGAGACCGGCAGCGAGGACCTTAAGAAGTACGCCACCGTCGCCGGCATGACCGCCGAGCAGTTCAAGGCATCGTTCAACCAGGACGCCGCGGGCACGTTCATACAGTTCGTGCAGGGGCTGTCCACTGGCAGCCAGTCCGCCATCGCCATGCTCGACGAGCTGGGCGTGACCGAGACGCGCTACAGGGACATGCTGCTGCGCGCGTCCAACGCCTCGACGCTGCTCACGAAGTCGGTGCAGCTTGCCAACGGCGCCTGGGAGCAGAACACGGCGCTGGCGAACGAGGCGGCGGTTCGGTACAACACGACCGCCAGCAAGATGCAGATGGTCGGCAAGCAGGCGCAGCGCGTGGCGATGTCGTTTGGCGAAGCCATCATGCCGTCGGTGTCCAAGGGCATGGAGGGCATCCAGGGGATTTTGGACAAGTTCATGCAGCTCGACGACGCGCAGCGGCAGTCGATCATCAAGTGGGCGGCCTACGCCGCGGCGGTCGGGCCGGCGCTCACGGTGATCGGCAAGGCCAACACCGCCATCGGCTCGGTGGCGCAGGGCTTCTCCTCGCTGGCGTCCGCGATGGCGTCCGGCGGCGTGTCGGGGCTTTTCTCGCAGCTCTCGGGCCTGCTGGGCCCGGCGGGCTGGATCGCCGTGGCGGGTGGCATTCTCTATGCGGCACACTCTCTGTACGACTACGCCAGCGGCGCGAAGGCCGCGCGCGAGGCGCAGGCGCAGCTCAATGAGCAGGCGAAGCAGTGGGCGGAGACGCAGGCGCAGACCATCTACGACACCGGCACCGCGGATCCGCTCAGCCGCTTCGGCCTGTCCAAGGAGGACTTCAACGGCGCGACCAAGGAGGCCGAGGACTGGATGTCCTCGCTCATGACCGTCTGGACGGACGGCAAGGGCGAGACCAACAAGATCGTCAAGGAGTACACCGAGGGCTTTACCAAGGGCTCGGACGACGTGCGCGCGGCGATCGAGGGCCAGGGCAAGCTGCTCGAGAGCCACGGCGCGATGACGCCCAAGGCCAAGGCGCAGATGGACGCCGATCTCAAGCAGCTGGACGCCTGGGACAAGGAGGTCGGCGACCTTTTAAAGAAGCGCCAGAACGGCTTCATCACCGACGAGGAGCAGGCCAGGCTCAACTCGATCCTTCAGGCGCGCCAGGCGCTGAAGCTGAAATACAGTCTCGAGCCCGAGGGCGGCTATGAGAAGATCGTCAAGGGGCTGCAGTCCGGCATCGAGCGCGCGCGCGCGTCCGGCGAGCCGGTCGACAAGACGCTGATCGGCGACACCATGAACGCGCTCGCGGAGGGCAGGAAGTCCTACATGGACGCGCTGGACGCCTCGTACGACGCGGAGTATCAGCAGCTGTCGCTCATCGAGGACGAGGAGGCGCGCCAGCAGGCGCTCACGGACTTAAACGCCAAGTACAACCAGCAGCGGCAGGAGGGCGAGGACGCCTACAAGTCCGCCGTGAAGGAAGCCGGGGCCATGGCCTTCGAGGAAGGCGGCATGACCGAGCAGATCAGCCAGATCGACCAGCTGATCGCGGCGCTGGGCAACGGCGGCGAGGACATCAACTTCCCGAAGCTGGCCGAATTGACGGCCGGCATGGACGAGGGCGCCATGGCCTCGATGCTCTCGATGATCGAGCAGCTCAAGGACGCCGGCATGTCCGACATCGAGCTCGGGGAGCTGGGCATCAACTACGACGACATCATGCAGAAGGTGCAGGCCATCCGCGAGCTCACGCAGGGCGTCGAGGGCCTGGAGGGCTTAAACCAGATGTTCACCGAGTCGCTGCCCGAGGAGATCCAGCGCATCATGGTCGGGCTGGACATGACGCAGGCGGCCGCGGACTGGGCGGCGTTCGCCGCTGGCGGCGACCTTGCCAAGATCAAGGCCGGCGTGGAGCCGGAGGGCGAGGGGCTGACGGTCGATCTGACCGGCAACGTCACGGACATCGCCAAGGCCGAGGGCCTCGATTTCGAGGTGGACGGCGACGGGAAGGTCACCAGCATCACCACCAAGAGCGGGCTGAAGTTCACCGCGGACGGCGACGGCAACATTACCTCCGTGACGCTGCCGAGCGGGGAGACCATCGACCTGTCGGGCAATGTGAAGGACATCACCTGGCCGGAGGGCTCTGAGTTCACCTACGACGCCGAGGGCAACATCACCTCCGTGACCACGCCGGACGGCACGACCTTCACCGTGGACGGCAACGGCAACATCATCTCCGTGACGACCGCGGAGGGCGAGACCTTCACGGTGGACGGCAACGGGCGGGTGACCTCCGTGACGGCGAAGGACGGCACCACCTTCACCGTGGACGGCAACGGGCGCATAACCTCCGTCAGGACCTCGAAGGGCACGACCTTCACCGTGGACGGCAAGGGCAACGTCACCGGGCTCACGACGGCGAGCGGGCTGACGTTCACCGCGGACGGCAAGGGCAACATAACGTCGATCACGCTGCCGACCGGGGAGACCATCGACCTGGGCGCGAACGTGAAGGACATCACCTGGCCCAAGGGCACCAAGCGCACGTTCGACGCGGAGGCGAAAGTCGCCACGTACACGACGCCCGAGGGCACGAAGTTCACCGTGGACGCCGAGGGCAACATCACGTCGGTCACGACCCCCGAGGGCGAGACGTACTCGATCGACGGCACGGGCGTGGTCACCGCGGTGACGCTGGCGGACGGCACCGTCATGCCGACGCTGTCGCTGGCGGCATCGGTGATGCTCACGCCGCTGGACAAGGCGGCGATCGCCGCGTGGAAGGCCGCGAACAGGGGCCTGACGCTCGAGGGCCCGCCGGCCAAGGTGGGCGTCACGCTGGGCATCGGCTGGCAGGAGCAGCTGAAGACCGCGCTCAACACCGGCATGCTGAAGGTGTACGACGGAAACGGCGTGGAGATCCCCGTGACCGGCGCGGTGCTTAAGAAGATCACCGCGCAGGACGTGGCGGCGGTGGACGCGGACGGCACGATCCACGTCATACTGACGCCCGAGGTCGGCTCCGCCGAGGCGGTGGAGCAGACGGGGACGCAGATCGAGACCACGCCGCTCACCGGCACGATCCTGGAGCCGCTGAGCTCGTCGGTCGCGGACAAGGTCAAGCAGGTCAACGACCTCAGCAAGGCCGTGGAGGAGTACGGGCGGCTCTCAAAGGAGGCCGCGGAGTCCGGCGACATCCTGATGGGCCGGAGCTACAGCGACATGGGCGCGGAGACGCTCAAGGTTCTCAAAACGGAGGTGCAGAGCCTGTCGGACCAGGACCTCGAGGCGCTGGGCGGGCACATCGCCAGCCTGATGGCGGCGCTCGAGGGCGGCGAGGGCACGCCCGAACAGATTGCAGCATGGCAGGAGGAGCTCACGAACCTGCTGAGCTTCGTGGAGACCATCGGGCCGGACAAGTTTACGTCGACCGGCACCAATGTGGCGGCGGGCATCGCGCAGGGCATGAACGCCTACGGCTGGGACGGCGACGCGGGCACGATGGCGGAGGCGATCCGATCGGCCATCAACGCCTCGCTGGGCGTGGCGTCGCCGGCCACCACGATGATCCCGACCGGCCAGTACGTCGCGGCCGGCATCGGCCAGGGCATGCTTTCGTACCCGTTTACGGAGGCGGCGACCATACAGGCGAAGATCGTCTCGCAGTTCTCGCGGATGAACGCCCAGGGCAACATCATCGGCCAGACCTTCGGCGCGGGCCTGGCGCGGGGCCTTCAGTCGAGGCTGCCGGGCATCGTGGCCGCGGCCAGGGCGGCGGCGAACCAGATCGCGGCGGCGTTTCGCGCGGCCTGGCAGATCCACAGCCCGTCGAAGGTGGCGCAGAACCTCACCGAGATGTTCGGCGCGGGCCTCGAGCGCGGCATGCGCGATTGGCCGACGGTGTCCGAGCGCGTGCTGGACAACGACATCGCGAACGTGCGGCGCGGCATGGGCGCGTATGTGAGCAACCGGACGGACAGCCGGGACATGAGCGTGTCCAACGCCATACAGGTGGCGGAGCTGAATGTGCGGTCTGAGAAGGATATTTATGATGTGAGTCGGGAGTTGTATCAGCTGACGAGGCGGGATCAGCGGCTCGTGGGCGGAAGGTAGTTCAGGGAGTAGGGAGTAGGGAGTAGGGAGTAGGAGAACGACAGGGAACAGGAAACGGAGCGCCCGAGCGAAAGCGAGGGCTGAGGGCGAGCGATCCGAAGGACTCGCCGCCCGAAACCCGCGGGCCGCTTCAGCGAGCACGCGGGGCGGAAAGGGAACAGGGAACGACCTCATCCGTCACGGCCGATGGCCGCGACACCTTCCCCTGAAGGGGAAGGCTTTTGGAATTATGATCGGCCGTTCCTTTTGCCCTCCCCTTCAGGGGGCTCGAACGCCCGGAGAACAGTCCGGTGGACTGTTCTCAGTGAGAGCGGGCCGACAGGCCCGTGGGATGGTGCCCCCGAAGGGGGCGGAAGAGGTCGTAACCCATCAGGGAAGGTTGAGCAAAAGCGTCGACGTCGACGCTTTTGGAGGGAATATGGTGAGTGTGATCAACATATACGCCGCGAACGCGGACGACTTCGACTCGGAGGGTCTGGGCGTGCTGCGGCCGCTGACGGCGGAGTACGAGAACAAGGGCATCGGCGGGGCGATCCTGACGCTGGAGCACCCGTACGACGCGGAGGGACGCTGGCAGATGATCCAGGCCGGGCGCATCATCCGCGCGGAGGTGCCCGTCAGGACCGTGCCCGAGATCCAGAACGGCGCGCTGATCCAGACCGCCGAGCAGTGGACGGTGTCCGCGACGGCCACCAAGGCGCAGCGGCGCCTGTGGACCAAGGCCGGCGGGAAGGGCAAGAAGAAGAAGGTCGTGCCGCCGAACACGGTGGTGACGGTCATCAAGCAGGGCACCGACTCGATCAAGGTGAAGACCTCGAAGTACGGCACCGGCTGGCTGTCGAACGACGGCGTCGACGTGAAGATCCGCGACGTGCCCTATGGCACCGTCCAGGCCGTCGAGGCGGCCACGCCGTCGGTGCAGGTCAGGGAGCAGCTCTTCCGGCTGCAGCAGCCGAAGATGCAGGAGCAGAAGATCACCGTCGAGGCGCTGCCGGTGGCGTACGACGCCGCGGGGATCCTGACGGATCCGCACACGGTGACGCCCACGACCGGCGTCGAGGCCGTGGATCTGATCCTGGACAAGGCCTACGTCGACGTAGGCGAGCTGGAGATCTACACGGACATCGGCGACTCGCGCACGCGCTTTGAGAAGCAGGACGTCAACATCATCGACGCCTTATTGAACGGGGACGACTCGTTCGTCGGGCGCTGGGGCGGCGACGTGCTGCTGGACGACTGGACGATCACCATCCTGAGATCCGCCGGCGTCGACCGGGGCTTCTACGCGAGCTACGGCCGCAACCTGACGGGGGTCGATTCGTATGAGGTCGACGACGACGTGACCACGGCCATCGTGCCGATCGGCGAGACCGAGGACGGCAAGCCGCTGTACCTGGACGGCGACAAGGTGATGAAGGCCCCGAACTACTCAGCCTTCCCGGTGCCGCACATGGCCGCGCTGAAGGTGTCCGAGGCGAAGGTCAAGCAGAAGAAGGCCGGCGAGGAGAAGGTGACGCCGGCGCTGGCGCGGCAGCGGATGCGCGCGGCGGTACAGGCCGAGTGGGACAAGGGCGTGAACGTCCCGGCGATCACGCTGAAGATCGACTTCGCGATCCTGGGCGACTCGGAGGAGTACAAGGCCTTCAGGGCGCTCGACCAGTGCCACATGTACGACACCGTGCACGTATGGCACCCGAAGGTGTGCGGCTACGTGGCGATGGCGGTGTGCGAGTGCACCTGGGACGTTTTAAGGGGCCGCTACACCTCGATGACGCTCGGCACGCCGTCGGGCACCATGGGCTCGGCGAAGGTGTCGGCGGGGAACATCTCGGGCAGCATCACCGGCCGGCAGATCGCCTGGGGCACGCTGGACGCCGGCAACCTCGCCGACGACTGCATCGAGGCCAGGCACATCCAGGCGGAGTCCATCAACGCGGAAGCCCTGCAGGCGGACAGCGTGACGACGTGGGTGCTGGCCGCGGTGACGGCCCACATCAACGCGCTGACGGCGCAGACGATCACCACCGACGAGCTGTACGCGAGCTACGCGCATATGTTCGAGCTGGTGGCGAACAAGCTGACGGCGCAGGGCATCCAGACGGACCGGCTGGCGGCGGCGATGGCCGAGATCACGGTGCTCGCAGCGGGCACGGCGACGTTCGACCGCGCGACGGTTCAGCACCTGGTGGCCGAGGCGATGAGCCTGTCCTACGGCGTCGGCGGCGACGTGTTCATCGACAACCTGCGCGTGGCCTACGCGCAGATGGTGTCCGCGGCGATCGGCAACCTGTGCATCCGGGCCAGCGACGGCGAGTACTACCAGATCGACGTGGGCCGCGACGGCACCGTCACGGCCACGCCGGCGACGGTCACCGACCAGGAGGCGCAGGAGGGCCAGACGGCGTCCGGGCGCACGATCCTGGACACGGACATCGTGGCGGAGAACCTTTCGACCACCACGCTGCTGGCCACCTACGCGCTGATCAACCAGATCGACGCGGCGCGGATCGACGTGGACCAGCTGTTCGCGCGCGAGGCGTTCATCGAGCGGCTGAACACGACGATGATCACGTCGGACACGGTCGTGAACATCTTGTCCAGGCTTCAGGACGCCGACGACCTGGCGGAGCAGCTGCGCTTATGGTTCTCATTCGACTCGGACGAGGGCCTGATCATACAGCGGCGCGACGAGGACGGGCTGCCGGCGTCGATCTGGTCCACGGTGACGGACGAGGTCGGCTACCACATCCGGCGCGCGGACCTCATGCAGGCCGTGTTCTCGGCCTACCGCGACCGGGTGCGGGTTCAGAACCTGGAGATCGGCGATATCGTGGTGAAGCCCAGCAGCGCGGGCGGCTGGGTGTGGACGGAGAGGCGGTGACGGCATGGCGTTTACGGAATACTCGATCACCTACACGGCGACGGGGATCTCGAGCCGCAAGCTGCCGGCGACCGGTGCGGCGATCGCGCGGGACGGCTTCGCGCTGACCGGCGCGACCGGCGTGAAGATCGGCAAGCTCACGCGCATCGCCGTGAAGCACCGGCACACGGCCACCAAGGCCGGCAACTCGACGCTCAGGGCGTCGATCATATTAAAGGACGGCACGGCGATCCAGTCCACGTCCGTGAAGAAGAAGTTCACCACCAGCGTGTCGGCGATCACCAACGAGTTTACCGAGGATCTGCCGTCCACGTTCGCGTTCGAGGACTGGCGGCAGCTGAAGCTCGAGATCCTCACCGGGCCGTCGGCGGGCACGCTCAAGTGGATGGCGACCACCAAGTACCCGGTCGAGGTGACGGTCTACTTCCTGTCCGCTGCCGACATCGGCTCCGGCGCGGCGGCGCCCACGGGGCTGTCGATGAGCGTTACAGACCTGGCGGGCTTCGCCTCGACCTACGGCGCGCCGCTCCAGACGGCGAGCAGATTGCGCCTGACCGGCGCGTTCACGCTGGACCCGGCGCACCCGGACCTGTCGGCGCAGCATGTATTGAAGCTGATCGATTCGGACGGCGACACGGTCTACACGGCCGTGCGCGCCGACACGGCGGTGTTCGACGTGGGCGCGCTGGACGCCTCCGGCACGGTCACCTGGCGCTACACCGTCAACGACTCGGGCGGCAATTCGGCCACGGCGACCGGCACGTTCATCATGCGGCCGTACGCCGCGCCGACGATCGCCGGGCTGCAGGTCGAGCGCTACGTGACCGGCGTGGACGACCACGGCGATCCCACCTACACGGCGGACGACGCGGGCGACAAAGTCCGCTTCACCTTCCAGGCCATCGTGTCGGCGGTGGCGGGCCTGAACGCCTGGACGATGACGCTCACCTACGGCGAGGGCACCGAGGCGGGCTACGGCGGCGAATCGGTCGACATCGGCTCGGGCACGGACGGCGGCATCTACAGCTACACCGACGACCGCACGCTACTGGACGCTGAGATCTCCATCTCATCGCCGTGGTGGTTCAGGATCGATGTGCGCGACAGCGTTACGCAGGCGACCGGCTACATGGTGGGCTACGTGGACGCCGCTTCGGCGCTGTTCAACGTGGAGAAGTACGGCGTGGCGGTGCGCATGCGCACCACGGCCACGGAGGCCGAGCACCTGTTTGAGGTGGCCGAGGACGCGCAGGCGCGGTTCCACGGCGGCATCCGGGGCGTGACGGACTACGTGCTATCGGAGCAGCCGACCGGCGGGCGCTGGATCGACGGCCGGCCGATCTACCGCCAGACGGTGCGCGGGACCGTGGCGGCGCAGACGCAGCGCGTGATCGCCACCATCGCGGACATCGCCCAGGCGGTCGCCATCGGCGGCACGCTGACCAGGGCGTCGGACGGCGCGATATTCCCGGCGAACTACTACTACTCGGACTCGAACCATTCATTCCTGTTCGTGAACGGCTCCGGCGGCGTCGAGACGTATACGCGCTTCGCCGGCGACCTCATCATCACGCTGGAGTACACGAAGACCACCGACGATCCGCGCACGCTGTGGGTGTACAGCGACCGCGAGGGCGCGATCATACTGCGCGACCAGTACGCGGGCGACACCACCGCCAGCGACGCGAGCGACGTCGTGACGGTGGAGACGCTGCCGGGCGGCGTGAGCGTGACGGTGACGGACGGCGCGGTGGTGATTGGGTGATGAGGGAACAGGGAACAGGGAACAGGGAATAGGGAGTAGGGGAACGACCTCATCCGTCACGGCCGATGGCCGTGCCACCTTCCCCTGAAGGGGAAGGCTTTTGGGGAAGTGACCGGACTATGCCTTTGCCTTCCCCCTTGGGGGAAGGTGGATCGACGCGAAGCGTCGAGACGGATGAGGTCAAAAGAAAGGAGCTTTAAACAATGCCCAGCATGAAATCGATCCGGTTTCCCGGCAGCTCGACGGTGTACGAGGTGACGGACGCGGCGGCGCGCGCGCAGATCGCGGCGCTGCAGGCGGACATCACGGGGCTCGACACGGCGGCGGTCTTATACGACGGCGCGCAGACCCTGACGGCGAACCAGCAGGCCCAGGCGCGCGACAACATCCAGGCGGCGTCCGGGGGCGAGCTGACGGCCGCGCAGGCGGCGCTGCAGTCCGGCATCGACGTGAACGCCGCGGCCATCGACGCGCAGGCCGCGTCCGTGCGCGACCTGTACGCCTCGATGTTCCCGGCCGAGCTTTGGACGAAGCTCACGCTGATAAACGCCGACTGCAACCAGAACGCCGCGGACAGGGCGCTGCGCACGGACAGGCCCTACCACATCGCCACCCAGAGCGTTCTGCAGTTCGCGCACGCGATGACCGTCGCCACCACGGACGCCACGCTGCAGGTCGCGGACCGCATCTACGCATCAGACGGTTCATTCGTGTCGACCGTCGGCTGGAAGCGCACGCTGACCATCCCGGCGCTGACGCCGTTCAGGCTCGTATTCCGCGCGCAGCCGGACGATACGTCCGTGACGCTGGACATCGAGACCAGCATGGCCAAGGTGACGTTCACGATGGCGTCGGCGCTGGACAGCATCCCGCCGCTCATCGAAAAGGTCGACTCGGTGATGGACTACCGGCTGATCGGCGTGCCGACGACCGGCGGCAACCGCGCCTACATCGCGCTCGGGCAGGTGGACGGGCTTTACCTGA